GTGCAGCAGGTCCAAAAGTCGGCGTTCCCGGATCGGTATGCGCAGCGTTGGGGCGAAGCATGGTCGGTGCTGCGTCGCGCGCTGGCCGGCGGGCCCGTTGATCCATCCGTGCCGACCACCCCAGATGTGCTGACACCGGCGCCCGGCTTCCGCGGAGACCCATACTGGCTGGCCGATGTGCTGCGCGCCGAGGGGCTGCGCGTCTTCGAGATGGACGGCTGGAAAGACCGCGGAGAAGGCGACCAAGGCGTGCTGTGGGGCGCGGTGTTCCATCACACCGGCAACGCCAACGAGACGCCGGAAGGGATCGCATTCCATCCGACGCTGGGGCTGGCCGCGCACCTGCTGATCCGGCCCAACGGCGATGTATGGGTGTGCGGTATCGGCAAGGCCAACCATGCCGGTGTCGGCTCGTGGCCTGGGATTCCCACCGATAACGCTAACCCGGTGACGATCGGGGTAGAGGTCGCGATCCTGCCGCAGGAGAACGCCCCACACCGGACCGGCTGGCCGCCAGTGCAATACGAGGCCACGGTCAAGGCATTCGCGGCGATCCTACGCAAGCTCGCCCAGACGGCGAAACGCGCTATCTCCCACAAGGAATGGGCACAACTCGGCCCCGCCGGGGTGCGGCAGGGCAAGTGGGACCCCGGCGCTATCGACATGAGCATCTTCCGCACCGACGTCCAGAGACAAATCGACACCCGCACCACAGGAGGTTTCCTTATGGCCCTGACCGACTCCGAACAGCGCGAGATCCTGGATTACGTTCGCGCGCAGAACGCGCCGATCCCGTCAGCTTCGCCGCTACGGCACCTCGGCGAAGGCAACGTGAACACCCGCGCCAACCTGGCGCGCGCCATCGACGCCAACCAGCACGTGACGGCGGTAGTCACCCTTGCCAAGGAAGGTCACACACCGTCCATCGCGCTGCTCTGGGAGGTATCGACTGCGGCCGACAACCCGGGCAAGTACCCGGACCGGCAGGAAGACGCCAAGCTCGCCAAGACGCTGCTGGCCAGCATCAGCAAGACCAAGAAGGCCGTCGCCGCCGAGGACATCGAGGCGTGGCTCGACGCCGAGAAGGCTGCCGCATGAACGGCTCTGACGGGAAGTGGATCGGCTACGGGGAGGGTGATGAATCCGACGCGGTGATACCGATCGAACGCCGGCTGTTGCTCGCCTATCCGAAGAATAGCCGCGCTATCGAGCACGGCGTCATCTTGGACCGCAAGTACACCGCGGCCACCAAGGCTTCGGTCATCGACATCACCACGTTCATGAACAACGACCCCGGCGAGTTGGAGAGGCTGCAGCGCATGGGGATCGCCACCCCACTGCGTAGTGATGGCGTGGCGAACCTCGACGTGCGCAAGGCCATCGGCGCCTATGTCGAAGCCCCCACCTACCCGGCGCCGTCCCTGTACCCGATCCAGGGCGTGTGGGCTGATTCACGGGCGTTCCTGAACCCGCCCACCGCGCATAGTTTCGTCAAGGCCACCAATGATTTCCGCGACGAAGCGATGCGCCTGTACCGGCCGATGGCGGGCACTCCGATCTGGCTGATCGGCTACAGCATGGGCGGCGGTTCAGTGCGCAAGATCCTGGAGGCCATGCCGCCCGAGTGGCGTGAGTACGTGCTCGGTGTGACAACCTTCGGCGACCCGTCGATGCCAGATGAAGGCAGCCTGCTCGGCGACGACCCCGGCAGGGGTATCTCTGGCCAGCCGCAACCCCCATGGGTTTGGAACCGCTACTGGTCGTACTCGATCGACGGCGACTGGTATCCGCGGGCACGGGGGCTGATGTTCCTGCTCTACCAGGTGCTCACCCGGGCGGAGCTGACCATGGAATTCGCGCTCTACCTGTTCACCGAGTTCCCGAAGCAGGCATTCCAGCAGCTACTCGGGGCCGCACCGAGNNNNGATCCGCTCGCCGGAGTGCTGCGGGGGCTAGCTGGACTGATGACGACCGGCCCGACGAATGTGTTTGGTACAGCGCTGAATCCGCTGCAACTGTTCGCGATCCTGCCCGACTTGGTGCATCTGCTGTTTGATGCGATCAAGTTCGTCACGACCGGCGCGCACGGCAAGTACGGAGACCCTGCATACGCCCTGTGGGACGGCATGACCGCAGTCGACCACGCTGTGAAGACCATCCGTGAGGTAGCACCTGACGGCTGCACCCTGTTCTTGTTCCCGGGCACATGGGCGAACTGGAACCAAGGCTTCCCGTTCGACGTCGCCGTAGGGCTCCAATCGCCATAGCCGTGCATCGCGATTGAACTATTGGTAGTCCCCTAGCAGGGATTACCCGCGCGGCGCTTCCCGCTTTTTCAGGTGGGTAATGCCGATTGTGAAGGCGACAACCGCGGGAATGATAACCAGCGCGTTAGCACTTTCAGCATCGATCAGCCAGTAGGCGACTGCGCCAAAGACCAGGCCGATCAACGTCAGCACCGCGCTGGCAAGATCAAGTCGATATCGGGCTGTGTTCCTGTGATTCGTCGTCACCGGCTGCCCTCCTATGTCTCTCGACACTTACAACTGTCCACTTAGTCCGGAGCCGCCCATTCTTCACAGTTGCGTCTTCTCGGACCTGGAGCCAGAAGATGTCTTGCGGGCGAATGGCCAGACCTCGTGCCACCTGCCCAAGAAACTTCTCATCTTCGACAGTTACGTTACGGGTTCGAGTCTTCGTTTTCACCCTCCATCGGGTCGGGTCATCGAAATCGATGGCCGACATCTGAGCCTCTACCTCAAAGGTCTCGGAGCTCTCCTTGATCTCGTCCTCTGGTCTGACAGCGTCGTAGTCGGCGCGCTCAAGGACGAACTTCTGCGGGGCCTTGTCCTGTGCCGCGGGCTGGTGTGCCTCGACGGGGGCGGCTACATCAAGTTCGGTGACGCGGGAGTCGGCGAGCGGGGCCATGATCTGTCGCAACTGCTTCTTGCGGCGGCGCTTGTTCTTCTGCAGCTCTTTCCACACAGCGGGAGGGACTTCTTGGGCTGTGTCGTCTTGCCAGGTGATCTTCACGTTGCCGTTATCGAGGTAGGTGAAGTCTTTCACGTCCGCTCGCTGTGACTTGGTCGCCCACCAGACGATGGTTGCGAGGGATGGAACCCCGGCCGCCGCTACCGTGTCTTTTACGTTATCCCAGTTCTCTGTCACCACCCGTACGACCTCAATGAGGAAAGACCCGTCTTTCGCGGGTCGTACCAGCACCTCGGAATCAGACGGGCCTTCGTCATGGAAGGCGCCAGCTTTATCGAAATCGCTGGTTAGCCCGACTAAGCCCTGCAGCACCTCAGCGACGTGTGCGGCCCGGAGCTCATGCAGCGCAAAGCCGTCTTCGTTCTCGCCGACGAAACGAAGAGTCAACGAGTCAACAATGGCTTTGTCAGTCATGAAATTGGCCCCCTCTGTGTTTGATTGAGGGGACCTTACAAGATCCCACCCTGTTCAGCGGCGGTGCCGGTCTAGGGGTAGATGTGGTACTGCGGCTGGCCCAGGGGAGTTGGGGGAAACTCGTTCGGATCGACGGGGTAACAGCGGCCAGTCGACGGAATGAACCCGGCCACCTGACCGTACTGTCCAGAGAACGCCTGCGGCGCGGAGGTGAAGCAGCGGTCCCAGGTTCCGTCGGCCTTGATCGGGCCGTCGCAGTACTGCGCAAAAGGTCCTGCTTCGCAGCCCGCGCTGGCCGGCGCGGCGAACCCGATGCTGATGCTGGCGGGTATGGCAGCGGCGGCGGCAGAGACCGCTAGGCAGATGCGCCTGGGCTTGGACACGGTTCGGCCCCCCTCGTTTGTAGTTGAGCGGCAGATTACAAGATCCCGTGCAGGTCAGGAGTGGTAACGCGTGTCTCCATGGTTCTGGGGGCGCACTGCGGTGGGCGGTGCTCGACCAAGATCTACTGCGAAGGGCCCTGCCAGGGCTTGTTCCCTGGCCTACGATTGCCGCAACCGCCAGCCGCGTGCGGTCGTGAATGGAGGGGACATGGGCATCGAGAATCTGATCAACAGCGCGAACGCTGGCCAGCTGGCTTTGCATATTGATGATGAAGCGTTCAACGAGCTGATCAAGGCCTGCGATACCTACATCGATTCATTGCGAGAACTGCATGACGACGCTACGAATCTGAGTTATCACCCGCTGGGATTCTCAGAGGATCACCTCGAGTCGGGCGCGCAACTGGCGAAGAAGTTCCAAGATAAGGCCGGCGCTCCGGACAATAGCGCTGCGGCGACGTTCAAATCGCACATTGAGCGTGTCGAGGAATTCAAATCGCTGTTCGTGGCGGCCCGGAAGGCGTACCAGCAGACCGAGGAGCACAACACGCGGGCTTTCAAGCCAGGCGATGGCCACTAGCCGCTACGCGTGGGTCGTCGCGGCACTGTCAACCGCCCTGCTGGCCTCGTGTAGCCACTCGGGTATTCAGAGCACCGCAGCGAGCACCACAACCGCAACAACATCCGCCGTCGCTACCAACGCCAAGGGGCGGCCGACCGTCTCGTACGACCCCTGCAAGCAGATCCCGGCGAGCGTTATCGCTCAGCAGAAGCTAGATCGACGCCCGCCGCGGCCGAATCGTTCTAGTGACGGAGAGACCGAAAACAACACCTGCGGATACTTGGCGCCAGAGGACTACGGGGTGACGGTAGCTGCGTCGAACTACACCCTCGACATGGACAAGAAGACCTATCCGAACTCGACGGCGCTCGATATCGGTGGTCGGCCGGCGCGAAGCTTCTTTCTCTTTGACGGGAACACTGATACCTGCGCTATCGATATCGCGGCGCCTTTCGGTACTTACGGCGTGAAGGTCGATAGCACATCTGGCAAGTTTGGCCAGTTCCCTGATTGCCTCACCGCGGCACGCGCGCATCTTGATGCGTTCCTGCCGTATTTTCCTGCGTAGCAAACGGTTGGACTCTGGCGGGGCACGGTAACTACACGTATAGTTCCCGGATATCCGTGATCAGAGGGGGGCCTCTCATGCCTGAAGAACCGCTTAGCGTGCATCCCGAGACGTTGATGCGACAGGCGAATCTTCTGCTGGATGGCATCACGCAATCCAAGACCGAGCACGGCAGGCACCACGACACCCTCGCGTCAGCAGGCGCCGGGATGCTCGATGCCACCAAGGCGGCTCTGGAGAAGGCGCACGAAGCGCTTGTCGACCAGACGCGCGTGCTGCACCACCAGCTCACCCAGCACGCAGACGGTATGCAGGAGTTCACCGGACTGGCGGTCGCAATGGACGAGCAGAATCGGGCGGGCTTCAAGTGACCACCTGCGACGGCGTCGATCACTGGGACGCCGAAGGGCTGAAAAACGTGATCGGCACCATGGACGGCATTCACAAGTCCCACGTCAAGCTCGGCGAAACCCTCGATGGCGTGCAGGCCAACCTCGAAAGCTGGGGCGGCCTGACAGCCGAGGCGTGGCGGGCATACCACGGCAAGATCCGCGTCGATATCGATGAGCAGGGGCATCAGGCCAAGGCTGTCGCGGACAAGCTGCGTCCCTTGTATGACGAGGTTCTGGGCATCAAGAGCCGGTTCCGCTATCTCAAGTCGACCATCGAGAACAACGGTCACTTCGGCGACGACGGCCAGATGCGCCATTGGAAGCTCAACAACGACGGCACTATCAACACCGGCGGCTCGACCAAAAGCGCCGACGAGGCTTTCGCCAAACAACAACTCGAAGACGAGATGAAAGCGTTGCTGCACAAAGCAGACGGTGTCGACCAGGAGATCGCAGACGCGCTCAGGGCCATCACGACACCGGGCGGTGCGGTCGCCGATGGGCCACAGATCGGACAGCCCGAGCCCAAGCCCTCCGATCCGTCGATCCTCGCCTCCAGCCCGATCGGCGGCGCTGATGGAAACCCCCCTTACCCCAACGGGGCCAAGCCGACCATGATCCCCGGCAAGACCATCCCCATGGCCGACAACCCGCCCGGATACGACCAAAACCTTGGACCCGGTCCGGCGCGCGACCAGGCGTGGAAAGACTATCTGTCGGGCAAGAACGCCGATGGCACACAACGTGCCATCGGTGCTCCCATGGCATTGCCGAAGCCGGAAGCCGTCAGCGACAAGTCATTGCGTGCCATCGGGGCAGCAGGGCGCTCACAAGGCGTGTCATACGCGTGGGGCGGCAACACCGATGCAAACGGACCGTCAAAGGGTCACGGGGACAACGGCGGTGGCGCCGATGAGCACGAGGATTGGAATCGAACTGGATTCGATTGCGGCGGTTTGGTTCGCTACTCGTTCCAGCAGGGCGCGGGTGTTGACGTGTTCGAGAGGCCAGACGGCAAGGAACTCGGCTCGGGGACTGATCGCATTGACATAAGCAAACACTTGACCAAAGTTCCTGACGCAGTACAGATCCCGTCCGCGCAAATCAGCTCTAAGGCGCAGGTCGGCGATATTCTCGTCTTCTTCAATGGTGGCACCGAGCATACGGGCGTCTATGTCGGCAATGGATTCATGCTTGACGCGCCTTACTCTGGGGTGCCAGTGCGCATCGATAATGCAAACAGGGATGGGCGGATAACCGACGTGCTGAGGCTCAATCCGTGACACTGTCAAGGCTTTTCACACTACTGTTGTCTGTCGCGGTGGTGGCGGGCTGCACCGCAACGAAGGAGCCCGAGGCATCGCCCGCCGCGAGCACGTCTACGATTTCCACACCCGACACCGACGGAGTAGTTGCGAGGTTCACCAAGGACATATGGCCAGCCGTGGAAGGCTACCGCGCACCTGGGCAAGGCAGTCCCAATTACCGTCGGTACGTGGCAATCGTTGATCCGCAGTTGGATGGGACAGCATGGAACACGCTCTTTGAAGATGTGCGATCGCTAGGGACAGTGGGCCGCAACAAAGAAACCGACGAAGTCGAGAGCTACGCAACCGGCCCGTTGAATCTCGCCGCCGCATCCCTGATTGCACTGAGCACCCCCACCGCAACCCTGGCTGTCTGCTACACGTACACGTCGGTCACGCAGCGGGCAATCAGCGATCCTCAAGTTCAAGCCCCGGCTGCGTCGGAGGCCACATTTGAGCTGGCACGAGTCAGTAACGTCTGGTACCTGCACTCGATCACCAACAACCACGTTGTACCCGACTGCCAATCCAGCAAGGCGTGAATACACGGTCTCGCCGCTAACCGTTGCGGCTGCTTCCAAGTAGAGGCGCTCACATCTTACTATCGAACACGTGTTCGAGAGATGGGCCAGCAGTCCGCGGTTCCCGACGCTTAAGCGGGTCTACCGCCTGGTGTACGTCAACATGCGCCGAGCGCTGCCGGAGAGCGTCGGCGGAGGCGTGCGGAACCGCAACATCACGGTGCGTGCGGAGGGCTTACGCATCGAGGAGTGGATGCGCGGGTACCAGATTGCGTGGATGCGGACGCACGATTCGCATTGGATCGGCGTTGTGCAGATCGACGTGCTCAGTGACAACGAGATGTCGAGCGTGACGATGACTCTATGGTTGGCCCCGAGCATGTTCCAGGTCGACAGGCCAGACGGCTTCTACGAGAATCCGTACCGGCGACGGTACCGATGAGCACCCGAATTGGGGTGTTGGATGATCCATCATTCCGATAGGTTTCCGCAGGTCGAGCATAGGTCTCAACAGGTCCGTTTTTTCGGCAAGAAAAGCTCTGACCTGCGAATATAGGTGGATAACAAGGGGTTCGAGTCCCCTTAGCTCCACCATA